ATCTGTCTGCTTGTGTCGAAGCGGTGATCGATGCCCTAAATGAAAATGGCATATTTTTACTGCAAAAAAATTACGACTGCAATGATGGCATCATGTGCGAGACAGTGTTTGTCCATGAGTCTGGCGAGATGCTGGAGTGCGGCATCGTCCACTTTCCTGCTGTCAAACAAGATCCACAAGGGTATGCCAGTGCCTTGACCTATGCCCGTAGGTACAGCCTGATGTCTGCCTGTGGCATAGCACCAGAAGATGACGATGGCAACGCTGGCAGTCGCAAACTAGCGCCAGCAACCAACCCGCTGGATGCTATCAAGCCACCAGCGCCAGCCGCTACTTTGCCATACACGCTAACCATACCAGGCAAAGAACCACGCCATTATGCTGACTCAGATGCATACACAAATGGAACCATTGAACTGCGTGAAAAGGTAGAGAAATCAGCATTGACACCACGCACCAAAATGACCAAACTTAGGGAACTGCGTGAGGCAAACGAGGATCAGGTCAACAAGATCAACCCTGAGCATAAGGCAAAGCTGCTTGGGGATTACCAACTGCGCCTAAAGAGACTGGGCGCACAGCTTGAGGAGAAGGACGATGAATCCATCGGATTGGGAGAAGCTTGACAAAGAATACAGAGAGTACTGCCGCAGATGTCAGTCTGTCGGCATACCCCCTGTTGATTTCCACACTTGGCTTTTAGGCCAAGATTAAGCCATCAAGGAATCCAAGGCGTGTTGAGTACGAGCAATCCGATCATCAATGCCATGGGTTCCACCATTGATCCGCTTGGTCAATGTCGTCATATCGTTGGCATCAGCAAACTGATTCAACTTATTCTTATCCCAGAACCAGCCTGCTGACAAGGCAGCATACTGAGGACTGGATACCTGATCTGGATCTTCAACCAGGTCAACACCTAAAGCTTCACCACACGCACGGTAGTTATCTTTGCCAGTCAACTGGATCAGACCACGACCACGGTACTTGAACCCTTCACCAGAATCCTCATCACCATTGCCCATGCGGTCAGCGTAGACCTTGTTGGCAATCTTCTCTGGATTGCGATGGTATGGCTGGGCAGCGTCCAAACTAGGGAACCGCTTAGGCCAGACCTTGGTCAATCCTTCTGCTGAGTAGTTGAGGTTTTCTTTGAGCGCAGTGAACCCAGCAGATTCGTGAGCGCATTGCCCCAAGAAACAAGCCTGTCTTTCAGGCGTTGATATGTCGAAACGATCAAAAGTTTCATTGATTGCATCTATCCACTCCTCTGCCTTCGCAGGCGTTAATTTCAAAGCATGGGCAAGTTGTTCAGCGTTCATCAGTTTCCTTTCATGGTTTGGTAGATGGAGTTGTAGGCATCGATGCAGGCGTTGAGTTGTCTGATTGCTTTGTCTCCATCGTCTGTGATGGTGATAAGAGCTTTAGCAGTCTCTCGCTCAAGTTCGGCTCCTGTTTGAATGCTATCTCCGCTGGCAACGGGGGGATCTGCGGGGGCTTGTACGGGGCAGGCGGTGGCTTTAACAGGGAGCCGCAGCCGCAAAGTGCCAGAGTCAATGTCAGCATTGCGCTTTTGAATAACAGTTTTTGCATTGTTGTTTGCCTTCACCAATTGAGTTGCTTGCGTTTGAACAGCAGAAACCAGAGCTTGTTCCTTTGCCCTTGCCTGCTCGTTTAACCTGGCTATCTCTAGTTGCTGGCGCTTGCTCTCATCAGATCCACCTTTGATGTATCCAGTTGTGCCAGCGCCAATCACAGCCATCAAGATGCCAAGTAGCACCCATGGATTGAATAGACTCATTCCTTGGCTTCCATCTTTGGTTCGCTGTCAGCTTCAGCATCTGCCTTGGCAACAGCTTTTGCAACAGCTTTGACACCAGATCTACCAGCCACACCACCTAGCACACCCGTAATAAATACCATGATCGTAGAGATCTGGCTGGTATACACCTTGTCAATGGGAGCCATGCCAGCCATTGGCTGAGTGACATAAGTCACAGAATAGAGAAACGCAAACATTGCACCGAAAAGAATTGCCACCAATATGACAATCACAAAAGCCCACACACGGATCTCTATCTCTTCAGCGGTCATTCGATTTGGTTTATTCATTACAACGGTCGGCATTATTTTTTCTCCTTTTCAGATGTGGTGATCAACATTTCAGGACAAGTGCCAGTGGCACTACAGATTGGAGGTTTGCATTGATCAATTTCCCAGTTCTTTGGGTCTTGGCATGGATACCTGAATCTATCTTCGCAGCCAGTCAACAAGACCAGCAAAACAGACAACCCCCAAATGCAATAGATGTTCATTTTTCTTTCTCCCTTTCCTTTTGCTCAAGCTGTCGTCTTAACCGTTCAACCTGTTCCAACTGAGATTTAGCCTCATTCTTTGTTGCAAGTATGTCAAGATAAAGAACCCCCATGATTGGCAACAGCAAGGCAATCAGCACACACGCAGCAATCCAGCCCACTATTTCTTCCCCAATTGGTTTACGAACAGGAGCCACATCCAAAGATACAGGAGGAATATAAAAGTCGCTACTAGGTATCCTAGTTTTAGCTGGAAGCTTCTTTGCTCTTCCTTGCGTTGCCATGACTCTACCCTCTTCGCTGCTTCTTGTTTGAGTCTTGCCTGAGTTTGCTCCTCCTGAATGATCTCCCTCATGTTAAACACCTCGCTGTACAAAGCCCCCATTTCAGGTGGGGACTGGTACACCATGCATTCACGGATCTGAACCACTAACTCAGCCATCTGCTGCTGTGCCATCACACGCTTTAGTGCTGCCTCCATGTAATTCTGATCTGGGTCATAGACAGTTCTCGACTTTTCTTCTTCTTCTCTTATGTGTGCTTCAAGCTGTTCCTGAATTTTAAAAAACTCAGTAAGCTGCTTGACAATGTTGACCTTGACTTGTGTCTCGTCAACGGCAACGAACTTCTCCTTCTTTTTCGCCACAGACTTTGGCGTGGCAGAGGATTGAACTGGCTTATTCTTAGGTTTAAAAAAGTTACTAAAGTTACTCCAAAATCCAGTAACTTCCTTATACACGCCAGCGACTTCATCGACAGTCGCCTTGACCTCCATGAAAGAAGTCTTGACTTGCTTATAAAGTTCACATCCTTCTTTAATTGCTGCCACACAAGCATTGGCAGCGAATAGCAAGGATATAGGATCCACATTGTTACAACCCTAAAAGCTTCTTAACGAATTCACCAGCAACGCCTGGGCCGAACAGCACACACAGCATGACAGCATAGATAAGATATTCAATCTTAGTCATGCGCCTATCCCCCTCACGCAAAGACTTGTCTATGCTCTCATATCTCTGAGCGCAGATTGCTTCATGCACAGCAAAGTTCTTTTCAAGATCAGACATTTACAGGCCATCCTTGTGCAGTTACAACAGCAATCAAAGCAGGTACATCAGCACAGCCTTGGATGGCAGTCACCAGCCTTGTGCATTCAGCAATCACAGCCGCCCTGTATGTCGCAGTAGCCGCAGGAATGTCTATGTTGCGCTCTGCCTTACGAATCACCATCCAGTCAGACTGAGACAGCAATTTGTTGGCGGTGTCTTTGACTGTGGCTGTCCACTGATGTTTCAATCCATGCTGAATGTATGGGTCACCTTGCTCTGGTGTGACAGTGAGGTCATCTAGTTGCTTGGGATTGTCTGCACTCCAGTAGAAGCGGTCATCGTATGTGGTGGTTACATCTGCCACCTCTGTGATGCCGACAGCGTTCTTTTCCTCAATAGAGGTCAGGCGCAACCAGTTAGCTGGGAAAGATGTGCCATCAATTTGAAAGGGTGTGTCGAGAGGGAGTGGTGAGCCGTTAAGTAAAAACATGAGTTACCTCGCAAGAGAAAGTTTGAATGGGTTTTCGGCAAAGGCCATGTAAATGTATGTTCCAGTAGATGCATTTACATCAGTATTTGTTGCTCTTGGTTTAAAGCCGTTAGACAAAATATCGCAATAATATGCAACATTACTTGATTCGGCATTTGTTAAATTAGGAAATAAAGCAGTATCAATTACATTAAATGTATTGCTAGAAGTGTTCCAAATATACCAAGTAGCGGCAACATCTGTTCTTTTAACCAACACAAACCTCGGTCTAAATCCCAAATACACAAAAGGCCCATCAGTAGAATTATTGCCTGTGTATTTACCAAATGCAGAGTATCCAGCTACTGCGGCAAAGCAGTACATAACCATTGTTGTATTAAGAGCCATCATTGTTCCGTTGCCCAAAGTGACAACAGTAGATGTTGGATTAG